AGGATCTCGTGCTGCTTTTGGAAACTTTTTCATTTGGCCTGCACTTCTTGCGCAGAATGATTTACGTCGTTTAGCAGCTTTTGATCCTGGTTTGACTTTGCCAGTGACCGCTGTTTTTAGTTTAGAGCCGGGATTTAATCTTCTATAGGCTTTGACCCCAGCTTTTGTCATGCCTGCTCCAGATTTTGTAGACCTGAAGTTTTTTTTATTTCTTGGAGGCATAGTGCCTTTAGAAAAATTCTCTCTTACTTGAAAATCGTTTCTCATTAGATTTTAAAACCTTTTAAAAGATTACCGTAATATTTTTTTGAACTTGAATTACTTAGATTTACACCACCATATTCGCCCGAGATACTTGGACCAAAGTATCCACCCGTTGCTGCTTTTTTTCTTTTAGCAAAAGTTGCAACGTTTGTGGGTTTAGGTCCCACATTGGCAGCTGCCCGTTTCCTTGCAACGGCAGACTTTCTTTGGCCTTCTGACATACGTCTTGCTTTTGCAAGTGGGACACACTTGGGATACTTCCTCTTCGCGTCCGCTTTTTGTTTTGAACGACCGCACTTTGCGAAGGATCCATCCTTTCGCTTGCTCCCAATATCTACCCATTTTTGTTTGAACCATTTATCAAGACCATTTTTTGCCATTATGAATTTTTTCCAACAGCTTCCCTATTTAATCCTCTAACACAGACACCGCCGCCTTTACCATATCCTTGTCTTTTTAATCTTGCAGTTGCTTCTGTTAAACCACCACCTGCTTTCATAATTCTTCCACCCATAGCAGAAGGTTTACGACCTTTAAAATCTTTTCTCTTTACACCAGA